CAACACTGATGACAACAAGCAAACATCCACATCTAAGCAAGATCTTGTTTATCGTGGTGTAAAGGTAGCTAAAAAAGTTACTGTTGCTGCATAAATCAAAATTCATTTTTGATTTCATGAATCTGGGAAAAAATTTTTCCCAGATTTTTTTGTTTAAAAGGTCGCATAAATACCTATTGATAACAAGTATAGAAGTAAACTCTATGGAAGAGAGTCAAAGAAAAGAAAGGAAAGTTGCTAAAAGATTAATAAAGCTTGCCAAATTAAACTCCAAGTGGTATACTAAAGAGGATGTCACGTACGCAAAATTAATTCGTAGAAATATAAAACATAATGCCAACCTATAATGTAAAACACAAGGAAACTGGTGAAACAAAAGAGTTTCGTATGTCAATTAAAGACTATGAACAATGGAGGATTGACAATCCTGATTGGGATAAAGATTGGACAGCAGGTGTAGCAAGCATGGGTGAAGTTGGAGACTGGAGAGATAAGATGAGAAAACACATCCTGGTTGGGCAGATGTCATGCGTCAGGTTAAAAAGAATCCTAATTATGGATCGTGTCCCAAATCAAAAGAAGGATATCAGTGGTAAATTATGGCAGTTAAAAAGAAGACACCTTCTCCTACAGGTATGTCTAAGAAAATGTTGAAAAGGAAGAAACCTATTAACAGTAATTACTTCCTTGATGTAGGTCCCATTACAGAGAACCAAGAATTCTTTTTTAAAGAATGGGATAAAGGTAAAAACTTATTCTCATTTGGTGCAGCAGGTACAGGTAAAACATTTATTGCATTGTACTTAGCACTTAAAGAGGTGATGAATGAAGAATCACCTTACGAAAAAGTGTACATCGTTAGGTCTCTTGTATCTACACGTGAGATTGGGTTCTTGCCTGGTACTCATGAAGATAAGTCAGAACTATATCAAATACCATACAAAAATATGGTAAGAAATATGTTCCATATGCCTGACCAAACTAGTTTTGATATGCTATATGATAACCTTAAAACACAAGAAACTATTTCATTCTGGTCTACATCATTCCTCCGTGGCACTACTCTTGATGATGCTATCATCATTGTTGATGAGTGTCAGAATCTTAACTTCCACGAACTTGATTCAATCATGACACGTGTTGGACAAGATAGTAAGATAGTATTTTGTGGAGATGTAAATCAATCAGATTTAGTCAAAACAAATGAACGTAATGGTATCTTAGATTTCCAACGCATTCTTCAAAATATGGATGAGTTTTCTGAAGTAGAATTTGGGGTAAGTGATATCGTTAGATCTGGTTTAGTAAAATCTTATCTCATTAGCAAGATGTCATTAGGATTATGATAGATACTGTCTTTACACACAAGGAATTAGTTCCTCTTGATATGAAAGCAGAAATGGTGGAGGGTAAAAGACTTTACTTAACACCTAGTGGCAATCATTATCCATCAGTTACTACTGTTATCAGTAATAATATTAAGAAGCAAAAGAGTCTTGCTAGATGGAGAAAACGTGTTGGTAAAGAAAAGGCAGCTGCGATTTCCTCACGCTCTGCATCACGTGGTACAAAGTATCACTCTATAGTTGAGGATTACTTTAACAATGAGTTAAAGATTGATGAGTACAAGGAGACTCCACTTCCTGTATTCATGTTTCACAATAGTAAACGTGTACTAGATCGCATAAATAATATTTTACTGCAAGAAGCAGCACTCTACTCAGATCATTTAGAAATAGCAGGTCGTGTAGATTGCATCGCAGAATTTGATGGGCAACTATCCATCATAGATTTTAAAACTTCTGCCGAACCTAAGAAGGAACAATATTTGTACGATTACTTTGTTCAAGAGACAGCATACGCTTGTTGTCTTCAAGAACTGTACGGTTTAACTGTTAAACAATTGGTAACTATAGTTGCTTGTGAGAATGGTGAAACACAAGTTGTAATCAAACCACCTAAGAAGGAATATCTTCTTAAACTCATACAGTACATAGACGAGTACCAAACATATGGAAAAGAAAAACTTACTTGAAGATAAATTTATGACTAGTGCGAAGTTCTCACAAGAGGTAGAGAAAATTGCTGTGACAAATGAAGATATGAACTACATAGATTCAGTGCTACACCTTTGTGAAAAAAATGAGATAGAAGTGGAATCCGTATCTAAATTGATATCAAAACCACTCAAAGAAAAGCTTAAATATGAAGCACAACAACTTAATTTTATGAAGAAAACAAGTCGTGCCAAATTAATGCTAGTATGAGTAAATTTTTTCAATCAGAATTAGTCAGGGGTGACATCCAAGAGATGGCTGCCCTTCAAGAGTTTTGTTTCAGATCAGTAACTAATCTTGCACTCCTTGATAAGGAAAGAAAGTTACAGTATTTTGAAGCACTAAAAAAACTATTAGATAAACAAAAAGTATTTCATGCCCGTCTTCAGTTGAGTGATGATCCAGAAGCAAAACAAGTTGCTGACAACATGAAACAAGCAGTAGTTATGTTAGGTGGCGATCCTAACTTAGAGGTCAGAGATATGTTTGATGATCTTTTAACAAAAATAAAAAAGTTTGAGGAACAGGTTGAAAAACAATCCTGATTGCAAAAATTGTGGATCTGTTCCAAACGGTCCTGATAGAGAACTCGTTAATTTCTTAACAAATGACCATTCATATGGTGAATTATATTCTATTGCGATATCTTATTTCAATCAGAAAACAGACAATAATTCTAGAAGACCGATAGTATATCGGTATCCAAAGTATAAAGATATAAATTCTAGTTTAAAAAAATTAATAGTAGACAATGCTACCATAGTAGTAGAAGGTGGTGGTAGAAGAACAGAAACTAAAAGTTATGATTGCACAGATCCAGATGAGATTAATGTGTTATTCACTTGGATCATAAATTTAATACCAGATATTATTGATCATTTTTCATTTGGTGGAAAATCTTTGTCTCCTAATATCAAAGATATAAATTCTTATAAAATTGTAGATTACTGGGGAGTACAATACTCTAAAGGAGAAGGTGCTGTAGCACATAATCATTTTCCATACACATTTTCTTTTGCATATTATATTAGCACACCTGATGGATGTTCTTCTCTTGATATGGAAGAAGAATCATTTGATGTACAGGAAGGAGAATTAATTGTCTGGTTGAGTAATATATTTCATAAAGTTAGACCATCAGATGTTGATGATCGTGTCATGATATCAGGAAATATTTCTTACCTCCCAACACTTGACAAAGTAGAAAACTTGTGTTATAAATAATATATACCTGACTGATCATCGGGTATGGGAGTGACTGAATAAACTTACTGGCAACCGCTAGTTAAGGTGATGAGACACAGGTGGTGCTGCTGATGCGAGTCAGAATCGACTTACCAGTCGGGTCTCAGGCAAAGAAAGTATTTTACACTGTAGTAATGCCCTTTCTTTTGTTGGTATACAGTAATCCAACCTCCCCCCCTTTTTTTAGGGAATATAATACACAAAGTACACATAATACGGAGAATACGTATGTCTTTTGCTTCACTTAAGAAGTCTTCCTTCCAAGACCTTCTCGCTAAAGCAGACACCCTCAACAAATCTGAGGCTAAGTCTGGACCTGACGAGAGACTATGGAAACCAGAAGTAGACAAAGCAGGTAATGGTTACGCAGTAATCAGATTTTTACCAGCACCCAATGGAGAAGACCTTCCATGGGCACAAGTTTGGACACATGCCTTCCAAGGACCAGGTGGATGGTATATTGAGAATAGTCTAACGACTTTAGGCAAAAAGGATCCTGTTTCTGACTTGAACAGGGAACTCTGGAATTCTGGTGGCGAAGGTTCTCCACAGAGAGCACAAGCACGTAACCAGAAACGTAAGTTAAACTATTATAGCAACATCTACGTTGTAAAGGATAGTGCAAATCCTGAGAATGAGGGCAAAGTATTCCTTTACCGTTATGGTAAGAAGATCTTTGATAAGATCATGGAATCAATGCAACCTGCATTTGAGGATGAAACACCAGTAAACCCATTCGATCTATGGAAGGGTGCTGATTTCAAACTCAAGATCACCAAAGTTGCAGGTTTTTGGAACTACGATAAGTCTGAGTTCGATACTCCTTCTGTACTTGGAGACCTTAACGATAAGGAACTCGAAGGCATTTGGAAGCAAGAACACAGTTTATCTGCATACACTGCTGATGATCAATTTAAGTCTTACGAAGAACTTAAAGAACGTCTTGACAGGACACTCAAAGCATCTTACCGCCCAGATCCAGAGGTGGAAGAAGAAGAGGTCGCACCTATCAATGTAAAAGACGGTGTAGTTCAAGGTGGTAACCACAGAACAACCATCCCATCCTCAAATGGAGAAGATGATACCTTATCTTACTTCGCTAAACTAGCGAGTGAAGACTAAAAAAATAAGACCCCTTCGGGGGTCTTTTTTTATGACATATTAATTTCTGATGTTGTAATACCAAGTTCCAACTTACCTTTATATGCCAGTCGCATATAATAATTTTCTACAAAATCTTCAACAAATCTTGGTTTTACTAACTGTATACGTTCTTTTTGCGAATTAAGTTCCTCTTCAAATTGGAAGAATGTTCTTGATGCTACTGGATTTGCAGTAACAGTATTAGTTCCATCCCAATATACGATTTGAAATGTAGATGGTACTACCTTACCTGCAGGTACTATTATATCAAGACCTTTTTTAACCTCAGTAGTAACGTAGTCTTTAGTTGCTTGTGGATTATCATACTTAGAGTTGCAATATTCTTGTAATTGTTGAGATGATCTTGGCCATTGCTCGTGATAATTAGTGATATCATTTATTACCAACAGTACCCAGTTATAAAATGGGTTTTTGTATAGTCTCAAAGCAATATCTTCTGGAGTTTCACCATCCTGTACAACATACTCATTAAACATCGAGACTGATCCTTTATACTCAGGTAGTAGTTCAGCACGTCTCCATATATTTTTAGCTACTAAAAACTTTGGATCCAATGATGATGGTCCAAAGTTATATAATAAGTTGGGTAGTCTTTTTAGCATTAGTAACCTATCTCTGGATGATTCGCCATGTTCGATGCTCTAACAAATCCTTTATCAAGTTGATTATTAACTCTAGTTCTTGCACCTTCAAAGTCCACTCTGGTAAGAGCAGTAGTCTCATTAAATTTAAGTTCAACAGTAACAAGTGGAATTGAACCATCAAATACAGTATTAACTTGACCTAATGGTGTAGTGTTAACTCTC